ACTGGCCATGCGCGAGTGGGTCGTATGGCGCACCTGCGAGGAGTGGGGCAGCCGCGACACAGGGGTCACTGCGCGCAAAGCCGTCACAGAGTGCCGCGACATCAAAGGTATCATCGAGTGCCAATATGACTGCATCGGCGTGGGGTCAGGGGTCAAATCAGAGTATAACCGGCTGGTGGACGACAAACTCATCGACAAAGAGCGACTCCCCTTCATACCGTGGAACGCAGGTGCAGCAGTGACTCGCCCCTACGACCGCATCATTCCCGACGACAGTGAGAGCATTCTCAACAAAGACTTTTATGAGAACTTCAAGGCGCAAGCATGGTGGTCGCTGCGCACGCGCTTCTACAAGGTGCATAAAGTGGTCACTGCTGGTGAGATTTACCCCTTTGACGAGCTGATTTCACTTGACAGCCGCATGCCTTTGATTGAACAGTTATGTCAAGAATTAGCACAGCCCACACACGGCAAATCGACTAAGTTGAAACTCTTGATTGAAAAGACACCTAAAGGTACGAAATCACCAAACCTTGCTGATAGCGGTGTAATGATGTATTATCCTGCGGACATCAATTCCTCTCAAGTGGAGACAGGTTCCTATGGCTACTAGTGCATATATTCACCCACTCATGCGCCGTTCAAGTGACATCGATTCGATGGTTCCATATTGGGACAAAGTTGAGGACATTGTTGAAGGTCAACATCGCATCAAGGGCGCGTCTAAACAATACTTACCGATGTTCCCAGATGAGGCTGGTGAAGAATATAAATTCCGCCTCAGCCTAGCCAAATTCACCAACATCTACCGCGACGTGCTTGAGGGTCTGGCGTACAAACCCTTTGAGGAAGAAATTACAGTCATTGGTGGTGATAGCGTACCAACCGAGGTACATGAGTTTATCGAAGACGTGGACGGAGCGGGTAATAATATCTCTGTGTTCTCAGCGTTAACATTTTTCAACGGCATTAACAATGCGATCGATTGGGTATTGATTGATTATCCTGCACCAGACGTATCAATCGTCACGGTGGCCGATGCCAAACGTGCCAACATCCGACCATTTTGGAGCCACATTCTTGCGAAGAATGTTTTGGAGGTTCGCACGGCGGTGATCGGTGCGAAAGAGGTCATCAGCTATTTCAGAGTATTTGAACCATCGTTGACACTTGATAAAAACGACTGCGTTCGCGTCTTTGAACGTGAAGGTGATACGATCACATGGACGCTTTATGAGAAGGTCGAACAACCCAAGAAACCTGAAGATGGGTTTGTTAAAATTCAAGAAGGTGTTCTGAGCGTCAATCTTATTCCTGTCGTTCCATTTATCACAGGGCGCAGGGAAGGTAAGAGTTATAAATTCATGCCTGTGATGCGCGATGCTGCGGATTTGCAAATCACACTTTATCAAAACGAATCGGCTTTGGAGTTTATCAAGACGATGGCCGGTTATCCAATGCTTGCTGCGAACGGGATGAAACCGAAGAAAGCGCAAGACGGTAAAACCGATGAGAAAGTAGCAGTGGGCCCAATGCGCGTGCTCTACGGTGTACCAGACGGCGCAGGTGGGCATGGTGAGTGGAAGTTCATTGAACCCAATGCTAACTCGATGGAGTTTTTGCAGAAGAACATCGACAAAACCAAACAGGATTTGCGCGAACTGGGTCGTCAGCCGCTCACTGCACTGTCGAGCCAGTTGACCAACACGACAACGGCGATCGCTGCGGGTAAAGCGAAGAGCGCGGTGACATCGTGGGCGTTGGGTCTCAAAGACACACTTGAGAACGCAATGCGAATCACAATGTTATGGATGAAGATTGATTACGAACCAGAGGTGAACGTGTTCACTGGGTTCGACAATGTTTTGGATAACGGTAAAGATTTAGATGCACTCGATAAAGCACGTGCGCGCGGCGACATTTCACAAGAGACGTTCTTGAGCGAATTGAAACGGAGGAAAGTGCTTTCTCCCGAGTTCAATTTCGTTGATGAACAAAAACGTCAATTGGATGAAATCCCTTCGGACGGGGCAGACAGTCCACTAGTTCAACAACCATAAGGAAACTAAAATGAAAACATGGAAAACTGATGAATCTGGCGCAATCGTCCTCAAAGACGGCGATCCAGTGTTCATCGATTCATCGGGTCGTGAGATGGTCGTTTCGACCGATACGATTACCAAGCTTAACGGTGAAGCGATGGCGCACCGTAAAGAGAAAGAAAGCCTCGAATCAAAGTTGAAACAATTTGACGGTATTGACCCAGACCTTGCTAGAAAATCAATTGAGATCGCTGGTAAATTGGATGCCAAACAGTTGATCGATGCAGGTAAGGTTGATGAGCTTAAAAAGCAGATCACTGATCAGTTCAATACGCAGTTGAATGAAAAATCCAATTCACTGAGCCAACTTCAAGCCAAGATTGACGCAATGCAGATCGATGGTATCTTCTCGAACAGTGATTTTGTTCGTAATTCGGTGGCAATACCACATGACATCTTCAAGGACAGCTTTAGCAAATACTTCAAGGTTGAAGATGGCCAGATCGTTGCTTATGATAAGGCGGGTAATCGTCTCTTGAGCAAGATCAAAGCTGGGGAACATGCAACACCTGAAGAGGCGTTCCAAATTCTTGTCGAATCACACCCTCAAAAGGATACCTTGGTGCGCGCCGATACCGGAGCTGGCAGTGGCAGCAAGGGAGCAGGTGGCGGTCGCCCCAATCGAGCTATGGGACGTGATGAGTTCTCTAAGTTGGCTCCGAACAAACAGGCTGAGATTGCCGCAAAAATTAAAGGCGGTGAAATGTTACCGTTGACTGAGTAATAGAATAATGATACGTTACTATCTGCTAATTCTTGGATGAGAAGAAGCGCACCGGCTGGATGGCCCTGAAAAGTCAACAATCGGTGCGTTCTTTTTAATGTTCGCACCTTCAATATGAAAGGTTACGAACATGGCTAATACCCTAACTGGTTTAATCCCCGATCTTTTTGCAGCGGTAGACGTTGTTTCACGCGAAACAGTTGGTTTCATTCCTTCTGTTACACGTAATGCTTCGGCTGAACGCGCTGCTGTCAACGAATATGTTACCTATCCCGTCGCTCCGTCGCTGGCTTCGGCAAACATTTCTCCTGCAATGACTGTTCCTGAACCAACTGATCGCACGATTGGTTATGGTCAGATTGCGATCACCAAGGCTAAATGTGTTGAGTTTGGCTTCGTAGGTGAAGAACAAAAGGGTTTGAACAACGGTCCAGGCTACCTCACGGTACAAGGCGACCTCATTGCTCAAGCACTTCGCACGCTCACCAATGAAATCGAAGTTGATCTTGCAACGGCAGCTTATGCTGCTGCTTCTCGCGCATACGGTACGGCTGCAACCACCCCGTTCGGTACGAACACTGGTGAAGCTGCTCAAATGCGTAAGATTTTGACAGACAACGGCGCACCCCCAAGCGAACGCTCACTCATCATCGATACCGCTGCTGGTGCATCATTGCGTACCCTGACCCAATTGACCAAGGTCAATGAAGCAGGTACAGCGATGACACTGCGTGACGGTGAGTTGTTGAACTTGAGTGGTTTCTCGATCAAGGAATCTGCTGGTATCCAAACCCACACCAAGGGTACTGCGGCTTCTGCAACCACCAATAACGCTGGTTATGCTGTTGGAGCAACGACCATTACCTTGGCTTCTGCTGGTACAGGTACGATCTTGGCTAACGATCTGATAACCTTTGCTGGTGACACTAACATCTACCAAGTTGTAACGGGTGATGCTGACGTTTCTGGAGGCGGTACAGTTGTTCTGGCTGCTCCTGGTCTGCGTAAAGCATTGGCAGCTTCCACCGTAGCGATTACGGTTGTTGGTAGTGCTACTCGCAACATTGCATTCTCCAAGGATGCTTTGCACTTGGTTGCTCGTGCTCCTGCTCTTCCACAAGAAGGCGATAACGCAATGGACAGCATGATGATCACTGATCCTCGTTCTGGCTTGACCTATGAAGTTCGGATGTACGGTGGATACCGTAAGATTCGCTACGAAGTAGGCTTGGCATGGGGCGTTAAAGCTGTTAAAACGAACCACATTGCTACCCTCCTCGGCTAATCGACTGAAACAGGCGGGGCGAAAACCCCGCCTGTTCTTTCTTATGAAAAGGAAAAATAATGTCTGATTCTCTTCCAACTGTGGTCATTTCGACAACTAACGGTCCTGTCATAATCAATGAGAGTGACTTTGACCCAAAGATTCATGTGCTCTTTGAAGCACCTGCTCAAGAAGCAGACGCATTCGACCGTAAAGGTGCGAAGGAATATCTCGATTCTTTAGGCGTGCAATACGCAAAGAACATCAAAGATGACGCTCTTGCACAATTGGTTGAAGATACCAAGAAAACAATGGCTGGTGTTTAATGAGCTACGGTACGGCCAGTGGATTCAGAGACTATCATGTTTCCAGAGGTCGTGTCGTTTCTTCTGATTGGGACGATTCAATCATAACTGCTGCATTGCTCGTGGCTTCAGAATGGCTCGACACTGCATATGATCATCTATGGTATGGTTACGCTGTTGGCGGCTATACCCAGACGCGCAAATGGCCAAGAGCCGCTGCGCAGACCAATACCAACCCTGTACATGTATTCTCTGAGAGCGCGATCCCCGATCAAGTGCTCTACGCTACCTATGAGGCGGCGTTCAGGGAAGCCACCACTGCTGGCGCACTCACTGTTGACCACACGCCTCTCAAGTACAAGAGCGCGATGGTAGACGGAGCGGTGGATGTTGAATACATCATTCCCAACGATGCTTCTGAGATACAGCTACAGATGCCAATTATAGGCACGCTGATGAACGTGCTGATCGACCCTCGTGTCGGGTCATCGCGCAACGGTTATTCGAGCGGATCGGTGAGAACGTGACCATCTATGATGACCTGCAACAACTGACCAAAGATTTGATGAAAGAGTTTAAGCAGGGTACTGCTAAACTTATCACGATCACACCTGGCACGGGCCCTGCTGATAATCCTGGTACATCAACCGAAACAACCTACACAATCGAAGCTGTTGCTAAGGGTGTGTCGAAGAAATACATGGACAATTCCTCGGTTGTAGCGTCCGATCTTGAGGTCATCTCTTCAGTGCTTGATGGTGTCACACCGAGTGAAAAAGATTTCATTGAGCTTGATGGAACAAGATATAAGATAATCAGGGACATTTCAGTTCCTGCAATGGGCACAAAAGTCGCATGGAAGTTCATCGTCCGCAAAGGGGGATAAATGAACATCGATAAACTTTATCAACTGACATATCCACAGGTGCAAGAGATTTTTCTTGAGGTAATGCAAGGAATTGTTGACCGCGCCATGCTTAATGAGATGGTCAAAGCGATTGTGGATAACGATGTGGATGCTTTGCTCAGAGCGTCCGGCTTCACCCCCGCGACATTGGGTCCTATTCTCGACGGTATTGAAAACGCTTACCAAAAAGCCGCTGAGACCACTGTCGAAAGCTGGCCGAAGGTGATCCAAAGCCCGATCGGACCGGTCGTATTTACCTTTGATATGCGAAATCCAGAGGTTGAACAGAATATCCGTACCGCTTCATCGCTTTTAATAACCCGAATCAGTGATGAAGTGCGCGAAAACGTTCGAGCGACCCTCGAATCAGGTGTGATTCGGGGTGAGAACCCGCGTACCGTGGCTTTGGACATTGTGGGGCGCATCAACCCGTCCACCAAGCAGCGTGAAGGCGGCGTGATTGGTCTCACCGAAAGACAGACGAAGGCGGTCGATAACATCAGAAGGTCTCTTGAACAAGGTCAAAAGAAGTATTTTGAATATGAGCTTCGTGATAAAAGGTTTGATAAATTGGTCAAAAAGTCCATTGACACTGGGATCAAACTTAAACCCGAAGAGATAGAGAAGCTCGTTACAGCTTATAAAACGAAGGCTTTGCGTTATCGCGGTGAAATGATTGCGCGTACTGAGACCGCTCAGGCATTCGGGCGCGCAGAGTGGGACTCAATCCAACAAGCCATAAAAGAAGGTATTATCAAGCATAAATTTGTGGAGAAGTCTTGGCAGGACACGAGTGACGGTCGAACGCGCACTACGCACCGTGTGATGGGTGAAAAATACAAATACAGTAAGCCTATCGGTATTGATGAACCGTTTGTATCTCCATCTGGCGCGCGCCTGAACTTTCCTGGCGACACCTCGCTTGGCGCACCCGCGGCTGAGGTTGTGGCTTGCCGCTGTAGAGCGGATTACAACGTGCGATGGATTGATCAGGCAAAGGAGGCTGCAAATGGCTAACTTTTCTGAAAAGGTGGATAAGTTCATCATAGATACCGAGGATAAACTCTTGGCGGTGGTGCGCACGTCGATAAAGAAGACAGTGCGAGACGCTCAGGATTTTGTAACGGTTGATACTGGGTTTCTCAGGCGTTCAGGCGCGGCAATGTTGAATGACATACCCAGAGGCCAAGGTAGGGGTCGCAAGAGACGACCTGGTGAAGCAGGTGTCTTGGCGGAATATAATTCAGACAATTATGGCAGCTTCCTAGAGGCGACACTAGCTCGTATGAAATTGGGAGATGTTTTTTTCTGGGGTTGGACAGCTAAATATGCTAAATATGAAAATCTTCGTAGCGGTTTCTTTGACATAGCGGTTCAGAACTTTCCGCAACACGTCAAATCCGCAGTGCAGGAGTTCAAAAAATGATAGATCATGAACGCTATATCATTGAAGCTTTGCAAAAAGCGGTTCTTGCTCTGAACCTGACTATTCCGGTCAAGTATATCGGTAGGACCTTTGATCCCCCGAGCGCGGGGAAATGGTTAGAGATTGTGTTCATTCCGAACAATATCGAGGGTGAATTTTGGTCAGAAGGTAAAACATACAGGGGCATTCTGCGTTTGATATTGCATTGGCCAATGAATAATGAAGGTATTTATCCGGCGATGGAAGTAGCGAAGACGATTGCTGCGGGTTTCACCAAGGGTTCTAAGTTCGCCAACACCGGTAACAATGTGCTGGTAAAAATCACCGATCATCCTAATTTGAGAGAAGTCCTTGAATCACCACCTGATATACTGATACCGCTTTCCATACGTTATTCCTATTTCTCAGGAGGTTAGAATGTCCGATTATGATATGACCATTAAACAAGGCGCGACTTTTACAAGGGTTATAACTTGGTATCAATCAGACGGTACGACACCGAATGACCTGACCGGTTATACCGCTAAAATGCACCTTAAGCGTAAATACACTGACGAAACGGAAGAGTTTGCTCTAACGACTGAGAACGGTCGGATTACTCTTGGTGGTACGGCTGGCACTGTGACTCTGAGCATCCCCGCGACCAACACGGATGATTTGAACGGGAAGTATCGTTATGAACTCAAATTGATTAGCGGGTCTTATGTTAAGAGTTTAATCGAGGGTGAGATCACGATCAGCCCAGAGATCACCAAACTGACTTGACAATGAGATGTGATTTAAATACTATGTAGTCTGCTAATTCTTGGATGAGAAGAAGCGCGCCGGTCGGATGACCTCGATTTAACTTTTGAAAAAGGGCTTCTCATCATGGCGAATACAAACGCAGCATCAAAAATTTATATCTGCGCTACAGCGCAAAACAGTGAACTTGACCAAACCGGATATGAAGCCCTGACGTGGGTAGAAATTACGGGTATTGGTCGTCGCGGTGAAATTGGTAAAAACACCAACATCGTGAATTACAATACTTGGGACACTAATGTAATTCAAAAAGCTAAGGGTATGACTGACGCAGGTTCACCTGAGCTTGAAGTTGCACGTTCGGCTACCGATGCAGGTCAAATCCTTCTCCGCACTGCTGCTGCTGTTGGACATAATAGTAATTATGCTTTCAAAGAAGTGCGCGCTGACGGTGTATCCGGTGCAACTGGCACCGTGATTTACAATCGCGGCCTTGTAGTTGGCCCAAAGCGTCCAGGCGGCGGTAATGAAGACTTTGATCTTGAAATCTTCATGTTGGCATTTCAACAAGAAGAAATTGTAGTAGCTCCAAGTTCTGCTGGTACTGCACCATACGTTACCGCTGTTCCAACGATCAGTGGTACGGCTACGGTCGGTCAAACGCTCACCGGCGCAAACGGTACATGGGCTGGCGACGCAACAATCACTTACGCTTACCAATGGTACGCAAACAACATCGCAATCTCTGGCGCGACCTCCGGCACTTACGTGCTTCTGGCTGCTCAGAGCGGCAAACGCATCACTCTGCGCGTAACGGCAAGCAACGCTTCCGGTAACGCAAGTGCAACCACATCTCCAACATCGGCAGTCGCTTAATGGAAATCCTAGAAATAAAAGCTAACGAACGTGTCATCGAGATAATGCACCCTAAGACTGATGAACCCATTGGTCTTAAGGTGTACCTCGTTTCTTTTGATGATGAAAAAGTCAAAAAGGTTCGTCGCAAATTTTTGGATGAAAAGTTGCGTTTAGAAGCGCGCAACAAGCACTTCAATGCGGAAGAGATTGAAGAAAACAATCTCGCTATGATGTTCGCTGCAATGACCGGCTGGGAGTGGAGCAATGACCTCACTCTCGATGGTGATAAGCAACCAGCGTTCAATCAGAAGAACGTCTATACGGTTCTCAAGAAGATTCCTTTCGTCGCCTCTCAGATTGAGAAAGAGGTTGTAGATGAAAAGGCTTTTTTTTAACACTCAAAACATCTCTTGTTGAAGCTGTCCGTGTTTTCACACGGTACGACATACCTGATGATCGCGGTGAGACCCGTCGTGAGAGAAACGAACGGGTCGGTGAATATAGCCCTGAGTTTAAAATCCCTGAGTCTGGAAAATATATTTGGAACTGGTTCAATGAATTAAACCAGTCCATATCGCGCACCCGTGAAGGTCTGTGCTATCTGCTCCCACCGAGCGAAGTGAAAGCGTGGATAGAACTTACTGCGAACCTTGTTTATTCTTGGGAATATGATATTATCGTAGCTATGGATCAGGCGTTTTGCGAAGAAACGAATAAAGAAATACTGAGTATAAGATCGAGGAACGAAGAGGCGCAGAAAAGACAGGCTGAGAACGCTAGATCGAAGAAGGGTAGACGATAATGACTGAGATTGCCGAACTCATTTTTAGTGCACAAACTAAGGAACTTCAGGAAGCAACTATAGAGTTGAATAAAGTTCGTCTTGCCGCACAAGGTTTAGAAAAAAGTTCGCTTGCTGCCAAAGTTATTGTGGAAAAGTCTGCTGCAATTATTGCTAAAGCTGAAACACAACTTGCGCGTGAGATATACAATAAAACTAAAGCTACAAAGACGGCAACCGAGGCCGAGATTGCGCAAGCTAAAGTAAGGCTCAATGCCGCAAGAGAAGATGAAAAAAGAATAGAGATAATGCGTCGTTCGATCTCTGTTGCTCATGCGCTTGAGAAAGCAAACCTTGCAGTGCGCGCATCTGAAACCGGTCTGTCCGGTGCAGCCGGTGTTGGCAGACCTACGCCGGTGACAACGCGGCGCGGCGTTGGCGGTATCGCAAACGATCAGCTCCCTAACCGTTTTAACACGTCAAACATTGCCGCACAGTTCCAAGATATTGCGGTGACGGCTTCGATGGGTATGAACCCACTGCTCGTAGCGATGCAACAAGGTACACAGGTTGCGGCTATCATGAACTCGATGAAAAACCCTCTACAAGGTCTTGCGGCGGCGTTCACGCAGGTAATCAACCCTGTGTCCATCCTATCCATTGCACTAACCGGTCTGGCTGTAGTCGGCTTACAAATGGTCGATTGGCCTACGGTTGGCGCAAATGCTCTTGGATTGTTGGCAGACTCGATACAGTATCTCGCACCGCTTGTAGTCGCTCTCGGTGCTGCGCTCATAGCCTTGAATTGGTCTGCTGTGGTTTCGGGTGTAACCGCTGCGACTGTAGGTATCGGTTCACTCACCGTTGCGGCAGGTGCGGCCACTCTTGCCTTTGTTCGTATGGCTGCTGCATGGGTCATTACGCCAATAGGTGCTTTAACGACTGCTGTAGGGCTTTTAGCAGGTGGTCTTGCTTATGTGTATAAGGTGTTTGATAAAGCAGGTGACGCTGTTCGTGGTTGGGCTGATGATATAAGGGCTTCAAAAGGTGAAACAACTGATTTAACTGATAGGTTGTTCAAACAGACGGTAGAACTTTATAATCAAATTGAAGCGATGAAACTCCATGGAGTAGCAAGGCGCGCATATATTATCGAACAAGAAGAAGTCAACAGACTAATTGATGAAAACATTAAAAACGGAAAAAAAGCCACTGACGGTCTTGCTGAACGTCTTCCTATAATCAAATCAAGTGCCATGAGGCTTGCGGAAATGCAAGCCGTATCAGATAAACTGAGGGAGTCAGAAAATAAGAGAAACAAAACAACCAAAGAATCGACCAAGATCGAAGTCGACCATTACGAGAAACTTATTGAAGGTACGAACTCAAAAATAGCAGCGTTGGAAAACGAACGGATAGCCATTGGTCTGTCCGGTAAGGCCGCTGCTGAACATAAATATCAGACTGAGTTGCTCAACGAAGCAAACAGTAAAGGTATCGAGCTTGGTCCACAGGAAATTGAAACATTGACCAACAAAGCAAAAGTTATGGCTGAGTTGTCAGTAGCAAACGATAATTATCGTGAAGGTGTCGATTTCGCAAAGAGCGCATCGAAGAGTTTCATCACCGACATGATATCCGGTCTTTCATCGGGTAAATCCGCATGGGAATCGTTCGGTAACTCCGTACTCAACATACTCAATAAAATCTTCGATAAACTTATAAACAGCGGGTTAGAAACTCTATTCGGTGGCGACGGAGGTTTATCGAGCGTAGCAGGTGGGTTCTTCGGTGATCTCTTCGGCGCATCAAGTGGATCATCTTATACGGATATGGGCAACTTTAACGCTGACTTGTCATCCGGTTTCAGTTTCTCACAAGGGCTGACAGGTGCATATGCCAAAGGCGGCGCGTT